ACGTTCGACGAATTCCTTATTGTATTTTGAAATTTGTTCATCGATAAAGGTTACTATTTCTTTGTATTGCATAAATGTTAAATCGTCTGTGTAAATTAAAAAAGGCTCTAAATAAGAGACTACGTCTACAATCGATAATTTACCATTGATGTATTTTTTCATCAAATTGAATAAAACCCGCGTTTTTGGTATTAACGTTTTAATAAACTTATCGTACAACTCCTTTTTAGAGATTTTTGCGTTGTCATCAGTTAAATTCAAAACAAAATTTTTAATATTGTTGGCAAAATTATTCTCATTAAACTCCAATTCTTTTTCAAAATTATCAATAAAAATATTATTGACATTGGTTTTCTTTTTGAGTAACTGCCAATAATTTAAAAATGACAAATTTAGGTTTGCTTTATCCAAAATGCTTGTTCCTGGAAGGTTTATCTTTGAAAATCTAATTATTTGTTCAGGTAAAGTTAAGACCGATTTCAGCGACATAGAATCATTGTTGGAAATATTGGTACGGACGGTAACCAACTTTGCACCAGTGGAATCGAGCGTATCTAATTTTGTCAGCGAAGTATTGTATTTTTGTATGACAAAACGCCTGTTTCGAATTGAATTACTATTAAAAATTGACGAATACATTTCTTCTAAATTGTCTACAATAGTATTGATATCGGCAAACACATATTTATCGTCAATAATACTAGAAGAATTTTCGTCTCCGACACGTTCAAACGGTGTGAAATATGGATTTAGTTCTGAATAAAGAGACGCGTATTTATTTTGTTCAATAGGCAAATCGTTTGCCTTATAATTTTCAATTAATTCTTGAATATTAATAATATCCCTACCTAAATCTAAGTCTATTATATCATTGTTCTCTTCGTCTATATGGTCTACATTAAAAACTTTTTTGATATTTTTGACTACTGGCAAAATCCAATACAAATTTAATTTAAAATTTGCAAAATAATCTGAAAGAGGTTTATAAGTGGCCTCTTTTACTATAGCACTTTCGATATTACCGTATTGGTCAAAATATGAAAAATGCTCTCTTAGCTGCTTAAATCGTTCAATCATAATGTGAATATTATTCAATACGCGCGGAGTTCTTTGTGCATTTGGAATTGTGGAAAGTAACTCGTCTAACAAATCGCTCACTTGGGCTTCAATGCTGTACCTTTGACTTTTCGTTGATACGTCGAGATATTGAACAATGGGACCGAATTCTTCGTCGCCGAATTTTACCTGGTCGGCTTTAATAATAAATTCACGAAGCTGGTCCTTAATGTTTTTCACTGGAATATTTAATTGTAATTTTGCGGGGTCTACGAATTCGCGTTCTTCTGCTAATTCAGATATTTCTTCTTCCTCTTCCTCTTTCACATATTCTTGTTCCTCACTTAATTGTTTGGTGGGTTTCTCTCTAATTTCTATCATTTCTATTGGCAGGTTCTCAGGAATACCTTTGTAATCAAAATTCAAATAGATGACATCACCGTCTATTGTTTTAATTTCTATCATATCATTTTCCAAATTTGTAATCTCTCCGGTTATTATAACTGGGAAATCACCTCCAAAATAAATATTTATCCATTTTCCTGGTAATAAATCGTTTTGTCTAGCATAACTGCCTGTATCATCACGGCTTAAAATAGATATGCGAGTTATGTTACCGTCGCCGAGTACACCCTCCGGAGTGATGGACACTCTAATGCGGTTCATTGTGTCGGTGTTGATTAAATAGGCCTTCGTCTTGTCGATATAATCAATGATGAAATTTTGGTCATTGAGCTCATCATTTACGGGATTTGTTATATGAATAACATCGCCTAATTGTAATTCTAATATAGTGTCATTTGTTCTTGTGTTCGGGTTATTAATATCCGGAGAAAATGATAGGGAAGCCTTTTCTTCTAATTCTTCTAATTCTTCTTGTTCTTCCTCTACCTTTTCTTCTACCTTTTCTTTTTCTTGTTTATTTTCGTTTTCACTCATTGATGACATTTTGTTTCTATATTTATAATAGAAATTTTTATACTTAAGTATAAATCAATAAATAATTAGTTTAAAGACAAATCGACATTTATATATAAAAATGACCTGCGTAAGATATATTTTGTCTAATATTTCCGGATTTACTGATATTATTAATGGAGATGACAAAAGTATTCCAAATATACTAAAATTAAACAAAATCGAATGTAGAACATCGAATAATTCAACTTATAGAGTGATTAGATATGACAAACAGTTGTTAAACGTCGACCTAATAGCTAGTTATGGGCTATGCAGGTCAGTAGTGGTAAATAGTAATAATAATGTGGTTGCCTTTGCTCCTCCTAAATCAATTTTATGTGACGAATTCATTAAAAAATATTCGGAAGATATTGAAGGTCTTGTTGCTGAAGAATTTATTGAAGGCACAATGATTAATGTATTTTGGGATACATCTATTGGTGTAAATGGTGCTTGGGAGATTTCGACCCGTAATACTGTAGGAGCGACTTCTAGTTTTTACAAGGGACCTAGAGCACGCACTTTCAGGGAAATGTTTTTAGAGGCGGCCAAAGAAAATCGTCTCGTATTGGATAATTTGGAAAAAGAGTATTGTTATAGTTTTGTTATGCAACATCCTGAAAACAGAATTGTGGTACCATTTAAAACTCCACAATTATATCTAGTAGCGGTGTATTCAATTCATAATGAGGATGAAACTATTTATATAGATGTAAAAGACGTCCATGATTTTAAGGACACTTTTTTCGCCTTAAATACTAGTGTAGCTTTCCCAAAAATATATAAATTTGATAAATATGCGGATTTAATTGAGAAGTATGCCTCTATGAATACATCCTACGATATTGTAGGTGTTGTTTTACATAATAAATGCAGTGGCGAGCGAACCAAAATTAGAAATCCTGTTTACGAGCAAGTGAGAAATTTACGCGGCAATCAACCAAAGTTGCAATATCAATACTTAGCTTTGAGAAAAGAGGGAAAAGTAGGAGATTTTTTAAAATTTTATCCCGAGAATAAACGTGAGTTTTCCAGTTTCAGAGACCAGGTACATTTATTTACCAACACATTGTTTGCCAACTATATTTCTTGTTACATTAAAAAGGAAAAACCATTGATTGAGTTTTCCGAGCAATATAGGACCCATATGTATACTCTACATCAGAAATATTTAACTGAACTCAGAGAGCAAAAACTCTTTATAAATAATTCTATTGTACAAAAATATGTGAATGAATTACATCCATCTTTATTGATGTATTGTTTAAATTATCAAATGAGAAAACGGGCGATAGATACAGTTGCCGCGGACTATGAAAACTAACACTAGACAAACCAATACAAATTTCTGTAAATTCTATAATCCAATAAATTTTATTATAATATACTATAATATACTATATTATATGCCTAGTAAAACTAGAAAAACGAAACCATCAGCTTCAATGTTTGGTATTAACGATTGTCATAAACCAAAAAAAAATACCAAACGCAATTATGAATATAGAATTCGAAAAACTTATGCAAAACCCAAAACACTTAAAAATTATTCACAAAGAAAGTTCAAAACTATCATATTATTTCCTCACGATTTAGGACAAACCAAACACGGCGTAGATAAAGCCCCCAAATTTTTGGTCAAGTATGTAAATAAAAAGAAACATCGTATTGTCCACGTTAAAAATAGTGGCGATTTTTTTACCAATATCACTGATTTGTACAAAACAAATAAAAAATATGGCGGTCCTAAAATAAATATTGGCGGAGACCATTCAATGTCTATTGCAACCATAGCTGACACATTAAATAGACATCCGAATGCAAAGGTTATTTATTTTGATGCGCACGCAGATATAAATACTTATGCGAAATCGAAATCCAAACATTACCACGGTATGCCGTTAAGTTTTATCACAGGTATAGACCATAATAGTCATTTTGATTTTATTAAACATACCTTAAAATTTGATAATTTGCTTTATATTGGTAGCAGATGTTGGGATATATTTGAACGGGATTTAGTGTATAAACATAACATTAAATTTATTGACCCAAAAGAGTTAAATACTGACTATGAAAATGCAATAAATAAAATATTGGCTTTTGCGGGTGAAAATCCTATTCACTTGTCGTTTGACGTGGATTGTATGGACAAAAGTTATGTACCGTCTACCGGAACGGCTGTGACAGGCGGAATAGAAATGGCAATCGGTAAAAATGTATTGCAAGATTTGAAAAACAAAACAAATGTTGTCAATGTTGATATAACCGAGTTAAATATGGCATTGGGAACCAATAAAGAGGCGACGGAGTCGGGTAAAAATACGATTGAATTATTCAAAGAGTATTTATCGTAAAGCACAAATGAAATGTGCAATGCATTTGTTCTAATAATTATATATTCAAATCAAGTAAAATTTGAATATATGACACTAATTTATGTTTTTACAGGCATTATAGTTAACTATTTTTCCACCAATATATTCTTGGCAATTTTCTTGATTATCTTTTCCTCTTTTTCATAATCGTTATCACCGGACCCACCCATTGCTTCTATAATGATTTTACTGTATTTATCCGAAGTTTTGGAATGGTAGTTCTTATAATCCGGATATTTTTCAGTAAATTTGGGCAGCAAACGTGCATTTTTATCTGCCACCTTTTTAATCATTTTGTGCATTTTCTTTTGTTCTTCATCTTTTTCCCATTTATCATCATCTTTTATATAAATGGTTTCTCTCTTTTTGTCGGTGCAATGAACAGGTCTTTTTGTCACATCCAGTGCATTTAGGTTTTTCACAATAATGTTTGAAATACCTTCAATGTACCCCAATTCACCAACGCTTTCCAAATCAGATACTTGTAACTTGATGGATTCTACAAAATCCATAATATTCATCGCATCTTTACAAGTTTCGTTTAAAAAGAAATTCAAATTGAAAGCTTTATTATGTGAATTGTTAGTATTATGGCTATTATTCGTCGTGCCATTCTTAGCAATTTCCAATACAAGGTTCTGTTGTTCCATCATTTTATTATTTTGTTCCATCATGATATTTTTTAATTCACTATTTTCTTTCATCAAATATTTAACCAAGTCGTATATTTGTAAATTTTCACAAATTATTTCATCGTTTGAGTGATTTTCTGTTTGTGAAATAGTGTTATGTATGTGACTACACGTTTTTTTGTGACTACATAAAGAAGAAGAATGTCTATATGTTTTTCCACAGATACAACTATAAAATGGGTTTTTTGGGGTTTTTATGTTAGGATTTGTTAGGCATAAATGTTTATCGGTAGATAAGTGCCTTGTATAGTCTTTTTTGTTAGACGTATTAAAGTGACATTTTTCACAGAAATAATTCAGGGGTTTTTTAGGGTTTTCTAAATTAGTGGACATTAGTTAAATTATACTAATATAAAAAACTCCTAAATATTTCGCACAAAAATAAAAAAAATTTACCGTAACAAATTTAGAATTATTTTTTTGGTGACCTTACGATAAAATTCAATTATGGTCACAAATCGTGTTTTTCCATAAAGTATTTTTGGAAAATCGATTTTGGACATTTATTTTTGTCCATTTTGAAATTTCAAAAAAACTTTCCCAGCCCTTTTTTCGCAAATTCCCTTCATATGTAGGGACGAAAAAACGGCCTTTAAAACCGGATTTCCCTACATTTTGTAGTATTTTGGTATTTTTACCCCTTTACGAATTTTGTAAACTCCTTTCTAAGTTTGGTATAAATTTCTATAGCAACATCACTACATTCTTTCAAATGTCCTTTTATGGTAGAATTCTCTACTGCATCCTTGTAGGCCAAACGAATAATACTATCACTATCGTGTGGATGCATCTTTTTAAAACCGCAAAACGTCATCATATTGGTTTCGTAAAATTTGGTATATAACAAGTACTCTAATACCTTTCCAATAGTATAATCTTCATTTTCAAGAATGATATCAAAACAATTGGACATTGTATTGTCCGAATTTTTAATCTCCAATTCATCCTTTTCGATAATCGTATTGAAATCATTGAATTTTGTAATTAATATTTTACAAGCCATATCAGTGATTTCATTGTTGGTATAAACCCCAATACTCTGAATTACAAAATCAAAACTATCCTTTTTAAATATACGTTTTGCATCCAGCAATTTCCAATTTTCAGTTTCAAATTTAATTTCTTTTTGGTTCTTACCATCGTCTTTCCATTTTTGAATTTTTCGCGCCAACTCGGCGTCTTGTGCCGCAGTATCGTCTGTAAAACCATACGAACAAGTTGACACCGCATTAAACATGCCGTCTTCTTTAGCACTACTAACGTCAAATTCACACGTCAAATGTAATCGTTCACCTGGTATTTCATCGGAAATGCGAGGGCGTAATCGTACAAAATCAATGAAATAACCGGTAATGTCGTCGGCTGGGAAAATTTCTCTGACTTTTTCTTGTGGTAGTGCTTTTCCGGTTACCAAATCTTTGATTGTAAAATGTTCACTAGTGACATACAATTTGGTATCAGTATTATTTTCTACATGGACTTCCATAATATAATTCTTAAGGGGAAAATCGCTTACATCTTTGATATGAATAGGTATACAACTCAAACGCTGTTTAATAATTTCATTGTTTAGACGACTTGTATTGGCAATAATGTTGCATTTATTTTGTTCATTTGGCGACGTTCTAAACACAACTAAGGGCAGGTCAGACAAGATGGTTCTTCTTAGAGCATTCGCCAAACTCACGTTTACACCACTGAGGGTGAAACTAAAAGACAATGCATCGTTATTAAGAAGTTCAAGGACAGGATTCATAATTTCTAATATAACTTTATATTTAAATTGAAAATAATATCATTTTTTTTATTAAGCGAAAAATAAGTTAAATATTACTTACAAATAAATAGATATAGAATAAATGAGTTGTATTTTATATTATAGTAAATATTGCGAAGTTTCTAAAAAATATTTACAAATGTTGTCCAAGTCTAGTTCACAAAAAGATATTCATTTTATTTGCATTGATAAACGAGTGAAAGAAGCCAACAATAAGACCTATATTATTTTAGAGAATGGACAAAAAATTATTTTACCGGAAAATGTCACGCGCGTCCCTGCATTACTTTTATTAAACCAAGGGTACCAAGTCTTATATGGTGAACAGATTTTGGAATATTTAAAACCGCGTCAAGAGGTGGAAGTTAGACAAGCGACACGAAATAATATGGAACCAATGGCGTTTTCGTTTGGGGGTGGCGGGTTTGGCGATATCGTGTCGGACCAGTACAGTTTCTTGGACCAAGCGCCGGAAGATTTAGAAGCCAAGGGTAATGGCGGAATGAGACAAATGCATAATTATGTGGATTTGAATACGGCGTTTAGTGGGCAATTATCCGAATATGGCGCTAACGAAGACACCAATACTACGATTCGAGGTGTGCAAAAAATAGGCGAAGACGCATCGAACCAAGTAATGGAGGACCGTATACGCAAAATGAAGGAAGACCGCGATGCGGATATAAGAACACTTACGGGTAATAGACCGCCAACCAGCTTCTAGTATCCACCTTTAAGCAAGGCTTCAACGACAGTACCTTTGGACCTTCGGTTAAGAAAGGTCCAAGGGACATTCCACGAAGCTTAAGCCGTTGCGGAGCCAAACCACATCATCGTATTTCTTAAATAGGTCTTGCTGTAGTTTTTGCCTTTACTTTGTTACAACTTTTCTCAACCAAAGGTCCAAAGGTAGTGTCGTCGAAAGTTTGGCTCCGCCTTTTTTAAAGGTGGATAAAGGTGGTTTTTGAATTAAAATTTTTGAAAAATTCGATATATCTATATATATATATATATCAAATGTCTACTCTTACAGGTACAACATTGTATATGAAACAAACCGGTACTAATATTCAGTACTCTACAAATAATTCTACTTGGACCAATGTAAGCGGTTGGCCAATTACTTTAGGAACCGCAAATGCCACACTGACTTTTACTACAGATATGTCATTCACTGAGTTAATCCGTTATTTCATTATAGGTGCCAATAATCAAACGATAGACGGTGGTCATTATGTGGTGTATATTAGAAGCGTCAATGGGTACCTTGGATTAGTAAGAAATGCCGGATACGACTATTCAGGACCACTTCCAGGCTCTCCAACAGCGTATCAGTGTACAT